CAACATCACCGCAACAGATGACACCGGGCGAAGCACTCGCCTGTCCTGTTTCATGGAACCGAGCTATACCATCGACCTTGCTGGTTCCCCGCTGCACTTCGAGTGTGACCAGTGCGGCAAGGCAGATGCCGCATGATCATCCTGACTGCCATCTTCTGCGCGGCATTCATCTTCATCCTATGGCTCGCGTGGTCGTTCAATAAAGATATGTGACAACACAACCCACAATAAACTTAGGCCCCTTCACTGGGGCCTTTTTTTTGCGCTCAATAATGCCTAGCGCACTGGTGCTGCTACATAATCAGCTTCGGCTTGCGGTGTTGTGTGGCTCGTATTGCACGCCAACTGGCCACCCGTATATGAAAAAATCTGTAAATCAGATTACCCCCGCGCGCGCGCGCGTTAACGCAGGGTATAGCTCGGGTGCTATTAGCCGCCTGCTGGTATAGGGCCTAGCAAAAGTTAGCCCGTAGTTCTGATAAAAAAACATATAAAAATCAAGGGTTCGCGGGCGCGCATGGGCCACCGGGGTAGTACCCGTTCTTGTATGCAACCCCGGTATATTTTTACTGTTTTTTACCCTTTTTTAATAATTTTTTATTATTTTTCAATGATTTAGGACTAATGTCGGCTAATCAAGGGGTATTCTTTGTAATTATATTACAATTTTGGGTAATTATATTACAATATGGGCTAATATTAAGGGGTAGGGGGTATATATTAGCGGTGGGGAGAAGAGTTAACTCTTATTATACACCCCATTTCAAATCTGTCAAGTAAAAAATGCACTAAATGTAATTTTTTTCTTGACAACCTTGATATATTCGCTATAATATATAGTTAGCAGCTATTAGTCTGTCTACACTCCATCAACAATATATATGTTTTTACAAATGGAGAGTGTTGAGATAAGACTGCTCTGGCTGCATTTTCATAAAACATAGCAATGTCTCCATATCAAGGGCCTTACGGGGCGTATATCATGCTGAATAACACGGACAACAACTGTGTGGACTGCACCTGCGACGATCAGTCGTGTCATTGCGGCTCTGGTGGTTGTGATTCATGCTCCTGTGGCAAATGCAAGTGCAAGAATATGTACAAGAGTGATAAGTGGGGAGAGCCAACGGTGGAGATGGAATAATGGCTAAATTTGGAAAAACGAAGATTACGGATGAAGGTCTGGATAAAGGTTTAGAAAAAGTACTTGAAGGGCGTAGAAGTCCGGGTGCATTTTTAAAAGAGTTAGACGCCTCTGCTAAAAAAGAAGGGGCTACTAACGCCCAGCGCAGAAAAGCGATGCGTATGTTGCAGAAGCGGTTTAACTCAAAAGTAAGCGCGGCCAAAGCAGGTATGGATAGAGCGCAAGCAGACGCTGCTGCTGGAAAGCGCGTTGGTTCTAAAGCAAGACCGCCACTAACGGCTGAAAAGATTGCAGGTCTTAAAAAAAGCTTTAGTGGCGCTGTAGCATCTATCATGGATAACGCAATTAATCCTGAACCCTCCCAAGAGGGAAAACCCTATGGGGGAAGTAAAAAGCTAAAAGAAGCTACAGACAAGGCGATACGGCTTGGAAAAGGGGCCGCTGAGTATAAGAGCCAAAAGAAAGCCGGTGGTGGTAAAGTTTACGCCATGAACCGTAGAACGGGCGGTTACATTCGCAAACCCCGGAAGAAGTAATGCCAGCCAAAGAACAACTCCAGCAAATCTCCAAGGAGCTAACCAAAGCCTCGCAGATGCACAAGCGGCAATCAAGGAAGGTAGCAGCGATTAGCCGTAAGGAGTATGCAAAGGGCGGTGGAGTTCGTAAACCGGATGTAATGCCCAAAGGTAAGGGAATGAAGCGACCTACTAAACAGGGCGCTGGAATGACCGAGAAGGGTATCAAGGCTTATCGTGCGGCTAACAAAGGTTCAAAGCTAAAAGGCGCAGTGACCGGCGAGGTCAAGGCAGGAAGTAAAGCAGCAAAGAGGCGTAAGTCATACTGCGCTCGTTCTGCAGGACAGATGAAGAAATTTCCAAGTGCGGCTAAAGACCCGAATAGCCGTATCAGACAAGCAAGAAAAAGGTGGAAGTGCTAATGGCTAAAAAAAGAGGATATACGATAACATTCACGCAAAGCGCAAACGGATAGCCGCTGGCTCTGGAGAGAAGATGCGTAAGGTAGGGGCTAAAGGTGCGCCTACTGCCAAGAACTTCAAGGACTCTGCAAAGACGGCTAAAAAGATGTATGGTGGTGGAATGGTACAGACAGGCACCCCGGACAGAGACAAGATCATGGGTGCAGGTTCCATGCAGCAGAACCCGCAGCAAAGCCTGATGCAAATGAACCGCAACAAAGTTACTGGTATGATGGGTGGCGGTAAGGTTAAAGAATACGCTCATGGCGGTGGAGTACGTAAAGTACGTTACTGATGGCACAGGAAGGACTCCTACCCGCACAGAAGAAGAAAAAGCGTGAGCTAACGGAAAAACAGCTTGCGTATCTTGATGCACTCATGGATAATGGTGGTAACAACGCTGCAGCTTTACGTGTAGCCGGTTACTGCGAAACCACGGGTAAAGCAGTTATGAACTCTCTAGCCGATGAAATCGTACAGAGAGCAAAGAACATGTTAGCCGCTAACTCTGTAAAAGCAGCAGCGGGTCTGGTAAATGCACTGGACGATGACGGAACAACCCCACGCGCTGAACAGCGTATCAAAGCAGCGGAGTCTATCCTCAATCGGGTAGGAGTGGGCAAACATGATAAGGTTGAACATAATGTTACTGCTATACACGGAGTGGTTCTTCTCCCCGCGAAGTCGGGGCAAGTGGACCCTGTTATCATAGACCATGAATAAACTCTTCGTAGAAGTTAAACTTTCACGAACCAGAAAACCCTTGAGCTACCCCTGCTACATTCGTGGCAAGGGTAAGTTTTATAAAACTGTAGAGGTAAAGCTTGTAGAGGACTTTATTGTAAAGGCATATGCAATAGATCGTGGGCTGATATCGGAAAACCACAGAGCGCAAAATGGCTGATTTGAAACAGATATATAAACAGGTTTACTTGCCATTAGTTAAGAGTGGACTTTTAGATAGAACTCTCGTCACAATTGAAAATAGAGACATTCCATTTCTTGCAAAAACAAAAGGGAAGACGAGCGTAAGCTATAAAAATGCAGTTGATACCCTTAATGCTGGGCTTGCTGTAAGAGATGCTGTGCGAAAAGGTGGAGACAGCAAGGTGCCTGTTAAAGGGCTTAACATGCTAGGAGAGGCAGTCTCTAAGCAACTTGATATGGAACGCTTAACCAGTGCTAGAGTAAGAGCTACAGGAACACCTAATAATCCGGGGATAACGGCATCAGTTCCTGTGGGGCAGCGACGCGAGGTGGGCCTTGTAATGCCAGACTTCGGTAATCTAGATACTGCAAGAGGCTACTATAAAGACCCTGAAACAAGAATTGATGTTGACCGTAGCGGTATTTCAGGCCGACGCAACTTGGGTAAAGCAGGGCCTTTTCATATGTCTATAGAGGGAGGCGTAACTAAAAGGGGTGATACGAGGGCAATGCTCCGTGGCCGAATGCCTCTTGCAAAAGGCGGCAAAGTTAAAAAATACGCAAAAGGCGGTGGGGTTCGTAAACCGAAACTAAAATAATGGCAACAAAAAAGAAAAAGACAGCAGGAAATACCAAGATAGTATTCCACAAAGGTAAAACACTTGGACGATTTAGATCACCAGAGCGAAGGCATAGAAAGAATATCCGAAGAAAGCCCCCCGCCTTTGGTGGATAAGGCTGACGCGAGAGAAGAGCCTGTCAAGCGTAAACGAGGCCGTCCCAAGTTAGCCGAGGGCGAGAAGGGTAACTACCGTATCTCTGCAAAAGAGAGAGCGCGAAGAGCATCCGCTGCCGCAGTCCGTAATGCGGACAAGGCTAAGAAGAAGGCGCAGAAGAAAGCATCTCAGGCCAAGGAAAAGAAAGAGAGCATCAAGAAGGTTGAACAGGCTTTGTTCAACAAGAACGGTGCTAAAGTAATTGAAGATACTACACTACAGAATGTACCAAAACCCGTAAGGGAGTTAGTAGAGGATGAAGCAGAGGTTATCTTCAAACCCAACTCGGGGCCGCAAACTGACTTTTTGGCGAGTCCTGAAAGGGATGTTTTTTACGGTGGCGCTGCTGGCGGCGGGAAGTCTTACGCTCTGCTTGCTGATCTTCTTCGCTACTGTAGCAATCCCAATCATCGCGCCCTTATTATTCGTCGCACTCTGGATGAGCTTACAGAACTGGTCGATAAGAGTAAACAACTCTATCCAAAAGCTTTTCCCGGTGCCATCTTTAGAGAGTCAAAAGCCATGTGGCAGTTCCCGTCAGGGGCTACGGCATGGTTCTCCTACCTCGACAAAGACAAGGACGTAACGCGCTACCAAGGACAGGCTTTTACTTGGATTGGTATTGACGAGATAACGCACTACCCGACTCCCTATGTATGGGAGTATCTGCGCTCTAGGCTCCGTACAACGGACTCAGAGATTAACGCATACATGCGCTGCACAGGAAACCCCGGAGGGGTAGGTGGCTGGTGGGTCAAGAAGATGTATATCGACCCTGCACCACCTAATACACCTTTTGCAG